GTCACATCGCCGGTTACGTCACCGGTTACGTCACCGGTCACGTTTCCGGTCACGTTTCCGGTTACGTTTCCGGTTACATTTCCGGTTACGGCGGCGGTGACACCGCCTGCGATAGTTACAGCACCTGCCGAGTCGATCACCAACCTGTCGTTGGCGCCCAGTGTTGCGTTGTCTGAAATCTTGAACTTGTCGGAGTCGGAATCATCTATACCGATAGTGAACGTCTCACCGGCACCGTTGTCCAACGCAAACGACAAATCGGCATCGTGTTCCGAACCAGTCAACGAATAGATACGAACCATCTGATCCGACGAAGCAGCCTTCGCTTCGACATGTAAGGCTGCACCCGGAGACGCTTCGTTGATGCCGACCCTGTCGTTTGTGGAATCCTCGGTCAACACGTCGCCAGTCAACACAGACGTAACCGATGCCCATGAAGCACCGTTGTACGACTGTACTTGATCTATGTCTTTCAGGTAGCAGATCATCCCCTCGGCAGGCGAAGTCACCGCAGCGTCGCGTGCCGTCGCATTAGTGAACACCATCACAACCTGATCTTGAAGGTACGTTTGTAGAGTCGCCGCTGGGACCGACTGCAAAGCCGTCCATGTTCTATATCCTGCGCCTGCCATTTATCCCAACTTCGCTTCGTCGAGTACGTCGTCTGTCCTGTCGAGCACCAAACCACGGTGCGAAACATCGTGGTTAGGTATGTGCTGCTTCAAGAAGTACCCGAAGTTTAGCCCATACACAGTCGGTGCTTCCGAAGTCCCGTCATGTGAGTACGATCGGATGCGAACATTGAACGACCGCATCGTGAAACCACCGGATTCACGCACCACATGGGTGATTGTTTCGTTGCCGGAAGCAGTCGCGTCGAACACGAACGAACCGATCGGGTCGTCGTCTCCTGCTTCGTCTCTAAACACGTCGACGTGAACGGTTCCGCGGCCCTTGAACGTCAACCCGATTTCCCGCAACTGTACATACTGAGACGAATCTAAAACTATTGGTGCACTCCGCCAATAAAATGTCGGTGCAAGAACATCGGATTCCAACCGGCAGATGACACCTTCGTGGGGTTCTTGATACTTGCCGACCGCGCCATACACGGCGTCGGTGTTGTTGAACACTTGACCAGCGGGGACATCCCAATACCGGATGCGGTTATCAAACCCGGTGTCCTGCACCGGATCTGAAACTCTCCACCATGCCGCTGTTCGTTCGTCGAGGACCCATTCGTTCGGCATGAGCACGAAATCGTTCCAAGCGGCACACGACCCGGTGTGGCCCTTGCGTTTTGAAGCGTCGTCGTAATCTACGAACCCCGTATCCAAAAACGGGGACATGTTCGTTGAAACGTCGTCGCCTTGCCACGCGTATACGCTTCCTTTCGCTGTTGGATATACGTAACCGAGGATTGACATAGCGCCAAGGCAAGTGGCGTTGCCTGTCACCTTTGGTAGAGCCACCACTGTTGGCGATTCCAACGAACCAGTGATCAGCACAGCCCCTCGGCCTTTGATGAGTAGCAACTGGTTGGCGGTGATCGACGCCCACGCTGTGTAACCCGTAGCGTTTTGGATTTCGAACGTGACCTGCTCGCCGAACGTGTTCGCAGCAGACGACTCGAAATCGAACAGCACACCCGGCGGGGTAGAGAACGAAATGTTTTCGTTGGAAGTCAAGTTGGGTCCGTTGACCCGTGTGAACTCTGAAACAACGAACGCTACAAGCCTGTTTTGATGCGACAAAACCTCGACGGGTTTGTTGGTCGTTGGGGAACCCACACCGGTTGTTTCCGACATCAGATACTTTGGAGACGCGCCACCAGACCCGTCGACCGAATCTGGGTACGCCACCGTGTCCCAATCGGACAAGTCGTGGGACATCCACGATGCGACTACAACCGGGTCGCCGGGGCGGAACTGGTCGTCTTCACTAAACGGGTCGGATCGTTTCTCCCGTGTCGACGCAAACGTGATCGGACGCCACAGTTCAGACGAAATAGGGGACGGACCGGAAGTCATGTTGCGGTCCAAAATCTCGTAGTTCAAATCGTTGGCCAGATTGACGGCTTCGACGCGGACGTTGCGGCGGTACACAGATGAGCCGTCATGCTCCAACCATTGAACCCCCAAATAGATTTCAACAGGGTACGAATACGACTCCGATGGACCCCCCAACCCGCCTTGGGTTGTGAAACCGCACACCTCGAAGTTGGAACCCGACTTCGGGTCGTTGCCGTTGTAATGCCACCCCGATGCCGAATCCAACAAATAGTCGGTTCCTGACACCCGGTTCAACTGAGTGGCCGAACGAACCTTTTGCATCTTCGGCAACGGCGACAACCCAGTTGTCGGCAAAGCCACACACCCCCACGTATCCGTGGTTTGTGCTGTGCCCGGAGGTTGCGAAGGCGAGTACTTGTCGCGGATACCGGGGCTGAAATCAGTTATCTGAAAGTATTTCAGTTCCGGCATGTTTCACACCCAGTAGTAACTTCAACGTGGCTAGTTCTTCTTGCAGAGCAGAGATTTCGCCCCGCAACTCGAACAGTGTCGTAGTTGACTCTAATGCGTGGAAATCTGCTTCTCGTTCCCGTCCGGCAACAGAAGTTTCCTGCGAACGCACAAACCCTTCGACTTTGGCGCGGCGTTCCGTGGAAAACACCATCGCTGATTCTTCGTGCAGGTTGGCGAGGTTGCCTGCCACGGCACAATACAGGGCAGTTAGTTCCCCTATAGGGAGAAGGTGGTAACCAGTAAAGTCGTGGTTCACTGTCGCCGAGCGCGTTTGGACGCGACCGGCTCAGGCTTGTCTTCATCGGCATCAGAATCAGGTTGTTCCGTACGGATCTGCTTCTGGTAATCCTTCTTCAACCGGTCCAAATCTTTGGCCTGCTGACGGATCATGGACAGCATGTCTTCATGCTCGTCCACCGTGACCTCCGCTTCCGAGATTGCAGTCCCGGCTGGATCGTCGATCACGGTGACGAAACACGTATCTTCGTCGACATCGCAAACCTGAACGAGAGGCTTCGTTGCCTCCCACCGTTCAGGATCGTCGCTGCAACCGTACCTGACTTGCAGCCGTCGAAGTTCTTCGCTGCGTTCCCGCAACGCCCTCGACGGCTTATCAACCAGATCCCAGTTGCCGAACCAGAGTTTCGCTGCTTCGATAGGGATAATGGTTGAACCAGCCGGGTTCACCGAGTACGTGGTTCCGTCGAACGAATCGACGAAAGCCACGTCTCGGAGGTTTTTGACACGCACTACTGACATGCCGCCGCTGCCTTTCTATAGGGGGTTCTTAGAACTTCGAGAACCAAATGCAAGCCGTGTTGGTGGAACCGATCTCAGTACCAAGATAGATACCGAAGTTGTCGCCGGTGATCGTACCGGCTACGGCTGGTGCCAACACCCCGGCCTGACCATCGGCTGCGCCGATAATCACGATGTTGCCCAGTGCTGGCGACGTGCTGCCGATAGCGACGACGGCGAAGCCGTAGGTTACGACCTCCACAATCTCGCCAGCAGCGGCCGCGTTCTTTGCCACACCAAGCACGAGTTCCGGCAATGCGTCCGAAACATCGAACTGTTCCACCGTGATTGTGGTGTCCGTGTCAACAGACGCCGCCACCGCGACGAGGTCGTTCGCTGAAATAGCAGCGGCAGCCTCGAACGGTACGACAACCTGATAGTTGACAGACGATCCGGTCGAAAGACCGAAAGCGCCAAGTGGGTTGGTAATAACTTGTCCTGCCATGTCATCTGCTCCTTACGAGGTCAGGGCAGACATTTTGCCCTGCAACTGACAGTTGTTGATAACGAGGTTACCAGCCCAGAAGAGTTTGGCTACCATCGCATCCTGCTGGATGGGTGTCTGGAAATCCTCCAGATAGAAGTCAGCCCTTGGCGAAACCGCAAAGTGGATGAAATCTTCGTTGAGGAAGTAGATGTGATGCCCTGAACCCGAACCGGACGGTCCGTCTGTCGGAACGTGCGAATCGACGCACAGTGGGACACCGTTGAACAACAGGTTTGTGAACCCTGCGTTCGCCAACTGCTCGTCCACCGCGCCCTGACCGACGTTGATTTGCACGTCAGACTGGTTCAGCGCGTAGAACCTGTTGTAGTTGGTCTGTGTCGTCACCAGCACCGTCGGATGTCGGCCACCATTGGTGCAGTTGCCGAACATCGTCTGCATGGTCGCCAGCGTCAACGCGGTGGTTGAGCCGTCGTACTGCGACTGCCACCAAGTGTTGGCGGAACGGCTAATCCCAGCGTATGTGGTGAGAACCGTTGAATCGTCGACAGCACCTTCGATGCCGTCGATCTGTTTGGTATCAGTTGACCCGTCCGACCAGAGTCCTGTTCCGAGAATCTCCGCCATTTCCATCTCAGCCTGTTGGAAGTACAGACGAATGAAATCGGCGACCGCTTCCGGGGAATCAGTCTTGATCAAGGTCAGCCCGTCAACCGTCACTGGGACGTAATACTGTTTCCAGTCCCATGCAGCATTCTTGATGGTGTCTGACGGGGTTACGTCCAGAAGGTCGAATCCCGAGTAGGCACCACCTGCTGCCAGACGGCTGTGCATGAGTGGCACCTCGATCTGCGTCCCACCGCGAACGATCTTCTTGTTCGACTGGTTCAGTCGGAACAACAAAAGGTTCGAGTTGTAGACGTTGTCGGTAACTTCCGGGAGGATGTACCGACGTGCGATAGAGGTGACCACATCGGAGCCGATTGGCGTTGCCATGTGTTATGTCTCCTGTTAGTTGGTCACGTTACTTTGCCGAGAGCGGCTGCGATTTCGTTGACCATCGCGGATCGACGTTCCGTAGCGTTACTCGGTACTGCATCGGGTTCCTGCCTAGGTACAGACCCGGCAGTACCCCCGACAGCAGCCATCTTACGTTGCTTGTCTCTATCGGATTCTGTTTGGGCTATGCGCTTATTGAACTCTCGTTCTCTGCCCTGATCTGATTGCAAATACACTATCTCAAGTGCACGTTCTACGGCTCTGACAGGATCGCCAGTATCCTGAACCAAAGCAGGGACAATGTTTAGTCTTGCCGCCTCGTCGGCGAGCCGCGCCACCTCATTCGAGTTCAAATCGTACGTATTCGCAAACTGCGCCTGAGCCGTCTCCACCGACTTCATGTTTTGCTGCTGCACAGCAGCCTGCTGCTGCCTGTGCTGCGCCGCCAAATACGTCTCCAGTTTGTCAACCTTCTTCAACCGCTGCTGCACCGTCTCCGGCAACAAATCCCAATCCTCGTACGGATCAGACTCGTCAACGGGTGTTGACTCACGCTGAACAGACTGCTGGGCGGGTTGCTGACCCTTTGGCACAAGGTCGTATTCGCCCGACATGTAACCGACGAACTGCATCGCCTCATCTGGGTTGGTGTTCATCCAATCCCAGAACCGGGCAACACGCTCCGCCTCGTCCTGCGGGACACGCACATCCCCCAACTGGACGTAATCGGGAGCGTCGCCGTCGGAGGCTGGGGTATCCCCATCGGCGGCTTGGGAATCGCCGCCCCCGACGGCGACTTCTTCAGCGACTTCTTCAGCCTCTACAGGCTCGTCATCGTCGGTCGCGAACTGTGATTCAAGATCCGACACCCAACGGTCCGACCCAACTTCAGCAACGAACCCCTGTTCTGCTAGGGAATCGTCTACCTGTTCCTGAGAAAGTTCTTCTTCTGCCATTTACCTCATCTCCGCCGATCGAATCTGATAATCAGATTATCTGAGACCTCTGGATGCCACCAATCTCCGTAGTTCATCAGGGTTGGGCATCCCCCCACCCTGAGCCTGCTGAGGCGGTGATTGACCCATGCCGCCCTGTGCTGCGGCACCCATCTGCCCGGCCATCCCCGGAGGAACAACACCACCAGCCTGTGCCAGAGCCTGCGCTGCCTGCTGTAGAGGCTCCTTCAACTTCTGCAAAATGGCGGACTCAATGGCCGACAGATACTCGAGGTCGGCGTCAGGCGCTGCCTTTAGTTGGGCGAGCGAAGACAGGAGTTGATGCAACCCCTCCGACATCGTGTTGTTCTGGCGGGTGCCACCAGCCATGAGTTACTTCTTTGCTGACAGATCGCGTGGCGACTGTGACTTCTTGGAAGACACGTTGGCTCCGTAGTCGCGGCCAGCAGTCTGACCCAACTTGTGAACCTTGATGTTCTTCCCCGAAGTGGAAGCGGGACCGGGCATCTGATGCTCCTTGGTTAGAGATCCAACGCGTTTCTGCGCTGGTTCTGATTTTCGTCGTCGCCTTCTGCCTTGTTCGCAGAAAGCCTACCGTCGAGTTGTCGTACCACTGAACCCTTCTCCGACGGGCCTTTCCAGCCTCTCGGAGTTGGGACGTTATTGGACGTGAACTTCTCGGCCATGTGGTTACCTTACACTCTTTTCGTCACCGTTGTCTATTACGGGAACCCATATTCGAGTTGGAAGCCATGTTCGGGTTGGGTTTCCCCTCGCCGCCTATTCCTAGCACACCACCGGCGTTGACTCGTTGCAGAATCTGTTCGCGGTTCGGGTAATCGTGGGCTTCGAGCACCGCTTGGGCGTCCAAAGCACCCATAGCGAACAAGGTTTCTGCTTCGGCGATACGTGCCGCACGGGAAATCGGCATCGCCGACCCTGCACGCACATACAACGAGAATCTCATCGGGTCTGCGCCTTGGTCGTTGGGGACGAAGAAATGTCGTGCCCGCAAAGCCAGCATCGACCGTTCACCGTCGGGTCCCACAATCGACATGACACGGGGTAGCGAATAGTTTTCCACGACAAGGTTCGCCAACAGGCTCCCCGCCTTCGACAAACTTCTTTCAAGGTTTCGCAACGCCAGCCGTATCCGCACAAATGCGGACTCAGCCACCGAGTCGATGACACCCTGCGAGTTTCGTCCCGTCGGCGAAAACCCCCGTACCACTCCTGATAGACCACTGATTCTTTCCATTTCGTTGATGTAAAACTGGACGAGTTCCTGCACATCGTTCGGCATTTGAGGCGGCGTAAGCCAACCCGCTTCCGACCCTGCACCCTTCGTGATGCGTTGACCGGGACGGTTGACAATCTTTGTTCTAGGAATACCCGACCGGGAATCCTCCAAGAAAATAGGGTTGGATACGAGTTCGGCGTGCTGCTGCAACGCAGCCAACAAACGGTTGATAGCCATTTGTGGATCAGCGAGATGATCCACCAACGCGATCCCCCACATGTCTCCAATGTCGTGGTTGACGTACCGGACGTACGGATGGTTGCCGTGCTGCCACATGTCCATTGCACGTTCGTTGACCAACACATGCGAACCGGTGGTGATGATGACACGCCATTCGGAGACGTTGAACGGTTCGTCCTCCTCGTCTCCCTCAGCCGGTGTGTACAACGTGTTTTCTTTGATCCACGCTTCGAACACAGTGATCGAACCGTCGTAGTACGCCGAATCCGAAACCCGTCCGTTTTGACCCGGTTTGCCGTAAATCGGAGGAACAGTCCCCGACCCGCCGGAATGGGCTGCAAGGTTCGCCATCGGGGCTTTGCCACCAGTTTCATTGTTTTCACGATGCGGCAAAGAAAACCCTGCACCCATGTCTGCTTCGATCACGTCGCCGCGTCCGGGGAACCGGCGTTCAAACTCGGTGATCGACAGTTCCCGCGCTTCAATGATGTAGTTGGCGTCGTGTAGCGAAGTCGCCGACGGGTCGATAAACAGTGAGAACGGGTCGCATCGGCGCATCAACGCATTGCCCGCCCCGCCGTCGGCACCGGGGTCGTAGACGCATTTGAAAAACCCTGTGCCGTAAATAAACGCGTCGAACAGAACTTTCTCTACTTCACCTTCGAAGTTGTGGTTGACCCAAAGTGAGTCAAGCACAGTTTCGAGGTCTTGTGCGAGTTTCTGCTGAAAGTTGGCGTACTGCGAATGTGGGTCTGCCGACGGGACAGCCTGAAACTTGACTCGCTGATCAGTCATCCAACCAACAAGGGCTGACACAATCGGGTAAATCTCGGATGCTGTCGGGGAGGGCATCCACGCATCACGCGAGTTGGACCAACCGCGGTTGTGAACCAACCGGTACGCTTTACGCCACCTGTCGTGGCGACGGTTCATTTCCGTTTTGGCGTTGCCATACAAACCGTTGATACGGCCTGCTACCACATGGTCTTCACCCTGTGCGTGATCTACTCGTTCGGCTACAGCCACTGCTTCACTTCTCGTTGACCGGTTTCGGTTTGCCGCCTCAGCGTACTATCCATACCCTCGTCGCTTACTCTAAGCGATTCCTTGTCGGACAAATCGACAGGCACATAGTTGTGCGGAGCGCCTGTGCGTTCCGTCATCTCAGCAGACTTGCGGGATAGTTCCGCAGCGAACTGTTTCTTGTCAGAAATGACTTTGCCGACTGTGTGGTTGAAATGTTCGTGCATGACTTTCGCCGGTTTGAACGAGTAGACGCGGCGCAACATCGGTTTACCACAATCGGGGCAATCCAACATCGGGTCGTCGTTGTGGTGCTGAAACTTTTCGCCGTGGACCTGACAGGCACGGCACCGGTACAAGTAAACGGGCATCAGCGGTAGTGTAGTTCCTCACACTTGCACCAAGTGTCACCACACATCCCGCATTCGTGCGGCCGGTGCTCCAACAGCGGGTCATGTTCAGCAAGGTCGTGACCTACAACCCGGGCCTTGTTTTTTTGCGGGTCTTCTACAACCTCTGGACTGTTCATTTCATAATCCTTCCATGCCGTCGAGTTTACTTCGGTGCTTTCATCATGGCGTACAGGGCTTGCCGACCCCACTTCGTGCCGAAGTCCACCAACTGTTTCGCTATCTTCTGGTTCGGCGCGAACCGTTTCATGTCGTTCAACTTGGGTGACGACGCGTTCAGCCAGTTGCGTTCGTAGTGGCGAACTGGGACTTCCATCTTGGGGTTGATGTCCGCGGCGGAGGCTATGCGGTGGTGCCCTTCGATGATCATCGGCGGACCAGGCGAAAGGGGCGGGTGACCCACCCAGACGGGTTTCTCCACACCTGACTTTGCGATGTCGTCGTACAGTGACCGCCAATGAGAACCTCGGCGGTCGACCCCCGGGTAAATGGAACCCGAAGGACTCCGCCAATCCGCATGTTTGGATGCGAACAACTTGTCGTCCCACATCTTCTCGTCAGCGCGAAGCAACCCGGCCCGTCTGGCTGCTTCGGCGTCGCCGGGCACGATGGCGCGGAGTTGTTCGGCAGGGGTGAACATTGCCAACTGCTGCGGGTTACGCATCGCTTCAAAAGATTTCTTAGCGATCTGTTTTTGTTCCGACTTGGAGAACAACGAGTCCCACGCCTTTTTGGCATCGGCTGTCGCTTCGGCAAACAGCCGCTTCTCGTGCTCCCGTCCACCGGTGCTCCAACTAAGCGAAGCCGGGAACGACGGCTGGTTACCTACCATAAAGGCGTGGTTCCAGTTTCGGGGGGGTGGTGCGGAAGCCATCTATTTGGGTAGTTTCGCTATCAACTTGAGCGCGGGTTTTCCCCACTTTGACACGAACTTCGTCAACTGACTGGCCAGTTGAGTCTTCGGGCCTTTCACCATGTTCTCCCATTGGGAGAACATTTCCGCTTTACGAAGTTTGTCGGCGGTGCTGGTATCGAATCCGAACGGGTCCACAGGGGGTGGTTCGTACGGGATAGGTTGACCCCAACCGGGTGCCCACGATGCGGGCGGACTCCCCTTGCGCCCACCCTTTATGAACTCCAACTGGCCTGCGATCCTGCCGGGTTTCGGATCGGCCCCTTTCGCCTGACGAACTATCTCATCGGTGAACCCGGGAGACGAGGTCCCGTGGTACTTCTGCCAAACCGGGTCTCCCGGTGGCGGGTCGGGGACAACCCACCCATCCGGCCACCACGGGAAAGCGGTGGTGATGCCGGTCCGGGCAACAACTGGCGGGCGTGGGGGTGTCGCATGCGTAGTGTCCCATCTATTTGGTTTATAGAATGGTCGGACCATCGCCATAAACTGTCGACCCAAACCGCTCTTATTCCCCTTGGCGTTCACATCGTCGAGAACCTGACCCAGCGTGAGGCTGCCCCCCTCAGTGGCCCCACCGACGTGAACGCTTCGCCCGGGCGATGGGAGGTACCCGCTGTCGGAAACCATGTAGGGCAGTTTCCCCTTCGCCAGTTCGGCGCGAGTCGGGACATAAACCTCGTCGAAGCCCGTACTGGCGCCTAGTGCCTGCTCCCACAGCCGGATGAGGTGCGAATACACCTGACGGGTGAGGGGTTCCGGCTTACCCGTTGGGACGCTCTTCAAACTCATGTTATTTGGGTAGTTTCGCCATCAACTTGATCCCGGCCATACCCCACTTCGACACGAACTTCGTCAACTGTCCGGCTAGTTGAGTCTTCGGGCCTTTCACCATGTTCTCCCATTGAATCATCATCTTCGCCATCTCCGGTGATGGCTTTCGCCCTAACTTGTCGCCCGGCATGTCCTTCAACTGATGGTAGATGCTCTCTGGACCCTGTATCCTCCCCATCGTCTTACCGGCTGACACGGTTTCACCCGCGGCGTATGACGGGCCATACCCTTTCGACCCTCCCTTACCTTTGACGAACCGTCTCTGCTGCCTCCTAGTGGCTGGCGGGTCGACCGCGTTCGGGTCGATGGTCCTGCCGTAGCCGAACTCGCCTGCGAGCGGATGGGTCGATCGGGGGTCTATGCCCCCCGGTCCGACTCTTGATGTCAGCCGCTGCTGGGCAGCGGAGAGAGGTGGGGGTTCGTACGGAGGTACCTCTTGTCCGAGACTCCGGGCGAGATCCATCTGCGCCTGAATCCCCGGAGGCGGGGTCGGAACGCCCGGTTGCCCCGGATAACTCATGCCGGAACCATGAGGCGGCTTGGGCGCCCATTTACCTTCAAGGTCCCATTGGCCGTAGTTGTTCCACCGGTACGGGTCCTTTAGCGATTCGATCCCCGGTTTTGTGGGTTTCCCAATCCGCCGTGGAGCGGACGAACGGCCGGACTGGCTGAAAGGCCGTAGGTCTGAGATGGTCGCCCCTTCGGTCCGGTGGATGCCGAACATCTTGTCTATGGCGGACTGGTCCCAGCCCATCCGTCTTAGCCATTCGATCCTGCGAAGTTTGTCGGCTTCCCAGATCGCCTGCTGGTAGAGGTCAGCCATGTTCAGCCTGCTGGATGGTTGGAAAGGAAATCTTCGTACGCTTCGGGGCTGTTCAAGACAATCGTGACCCCACCCGACGGTTCCGGTCCCCTGCCGATCGTCATGCTGATCGTGCCGACCAGCGTGCCGACCGCTACAAGGAGCCCGGTGACCGCTACGAGAAGTTTAGTGACCCTGCTCATGTTGTGATCTTAGCAATCCGAGNCGTGTCGCTGATTCGGGNTGGTCGTGTATCCAGTTATGGCAGTTGCGGCAGATCGCGACCGTGTTGTGCGGGTCTAAAATGTCGCCGCCGCGTGCCCGTGTCAACGGTTCATGCAGTTCCGTGGACCGTCTCGAACAGGCGTACGATCCGGTGTCGAGTCGTTTACCGTACTCGAATCCGAATGTCTGCATTCTGTGTAGCCGTATAGCGTCTCCAGATTCGCACCACGGCCGTTTGGCAAGTTCCCACTTGACAAACTCGGATCGCTTCCTTTTTTGCAACGATCGTTTCTTCGATACGCGCCGTAGCGGTGTTTTACGTGTCAGCCTGCTGCGTTTCATGCTGTCACCTGTTCTTCCCATTGCTCCCAAGCAGGGGTGATCGGCAACGAATCGCCGGGTTCGTCGCTGCCCATAGGTCCCTCGTAGCCCGACACAGGACCCTCTGTAGAGGCGCAGATGCACGCTATGGCCATCGCCATCACACAGTCGTCGAAAGACCGCCCAGAGCCGTCTGCGGGGCCGTAGCCGCCATTGGGGAGAGTGACGTACGTACGCATCTCGTCATACGTTTTCGCGTCGTGGATTGTCATGTCGCGGTCGGCTATCAGTTTGATCAACCAACCAATCGCCCATTCTTTACGCTTCCACGTTGTTGACCAACCCATTGTCTCAGAGATTTTGCCGGGAGACTTGTCGGCCCACCGGTTGCGCCAAATATGGGGGTAGTCGATTTCGACGAGTCGACCGATGGTTGCGTACCCGGGTCCTTCCACTTCAGTCGAGATTGTTGCGTGGTTGTAGAAGGCACCAAGTTTGGCGAGTTCTTCAGCGAACGTCATCGGGTCGATTTTGCCGTTCCATATTGCGACCTGTTCGTATGTGCGCCGGTTTATTACTTGAGCGCACGCGTTGTCTCCCATTGTGGTGTGGGTGGGGTCGGCGCCCACAAAGTATTTTCCCCACGACGTGTCAGATGACGGTTTGCGGAAAATGGTGAGAGAACCAGACCTGTCCGGTATGAACTCGACGTAGTTGCCGCGTCGTTGCAGAAACCCTTTGACACCGTTTTTGGGTTCGTACACCATTTTCAAGTTTTCGACAGGGAACACGTTGGTGCCGGACGCTATAAAGGCTTCTTCCGGGGTCGACGGGTATTCCTGCATGAATCGTTCAATGTTGGAGTCGGCGAGGTTGCGGATCGCCCAGCGTCGCCACACCAAATGGTCGTCGTCTACGCCGACCCGTTTCAGAACCCGTTCGTCTTCGTTGAGAGACGACAGCGTTTCTTGCTTCAGGTTTGCTGCTGACGCTGTGTATTCGGGGTGTTCCCACCACGGGAAGAACAGTGGCTGGTAGTCGTTGTCTCCAGAGACGGCGTTCTGCCATGTGTCGTAAAACCAGTTGCCGACACCGTTGGCGGTTGATTCGAGAATAATCATCGACTGCGACATGTTGGGAATCGTTTGCCGCAACCCGAGCATCATTTCGTCTGGCCGATCCCAGAACGCTATTTCGGAGCCGTGCATGGCGTTGATGGTGCGGGAACGACCGGCACGCATGTTTTTCGCTGTCGCTATACGAATACTGGAACCGGTTTCTTCCCACGCCAGTTCTTTACGAGACACGTACTTTGTTGTGTACAAGTCTTTGAATGGGAATGTTTCCCAATACAACTTGGTCATGTTGAGCAAATATTCGGATGCGTCGATTTCGTGGGCGATCACCAACCCGTACGTGTGTTCGTGCAACACCACCCATGCAAACATGAGTGCCTCTGAAATCGTTGAAATCCCCAACTGCCGGGCTTTGAGCACAATGACTCGAACCGGTTTGCGTTGGCTGTACTGGGTGTTGACAGCATCCAGCACTTGGGATTGCGCCCAGTTGGGTTTCAGCACCTCAACGGTTTGCTGCTTCGTCCGTATCGACAACCGGGAAACAAACGGGTCGAAGTTCATCCCGGCCCGTCTTGCTCCGGTTCAGGCTGCGGCACTTCAGGTGTTTCATCCATGATCGCCATTTCGCTGAGCATAGATTGAATGTCGGTTCGCAGCACAGACAGGTCCTCAGACGATTCTTCACCAAGCATTGTCATCATTTTTGTAAACAAGTTGGTGATCATCTTCTGCTTGACCTGTGGTGAACCTTCGTCGAGCATCAGCATGGTTTCTTCAATGACACGCCACGCGACGCGACGTACCCCTACACGAAGGTCCTCGTCGTCCCGTACTACCGAATCTACGGGAACTTCGTCGACTGCTTTACGAACCTTATCTACTTCGATGTCGAAAATCGTTGCGATTGTCGACGGAGACAGCCCGTAGGTGGCTAACCGCGCAAGAACAGTTCGTGCAGGGGCACGAGCCATTAGAACGGATCTTCGGGCAGCGGTATCGGACC